GATGAGGGTGAAGCACCCAGAGCATACGAAGTTGTATCTCAATTGATAAATACAGTTGCATCGGCTAATAAAGATTTAATCGACCTACACAAGAAGTTTAAAGAGTTGAGAGCAGATACAGAACAGCAAACCACACAACAAGGCGGAGTTACAAATAATTCAATCTATGTGGGTTCTACAAAAGAATTACAAGATTTGGTAAATCAATCCAGAAGTGCATCACGAAGGATTGCTATAGATGAAGATGATATTATTGATGGTGAGGTAGTGAAGGAAAATGTCAAAGAGTAAATCCGATAAATATCTCGGAAACCCAAATCTCAAGTCAGTCGGTGTTTCTGTAAAGTTTACTGAGAAACAAGTAAAAGAATATATGAGGTGTCAAGAAGACCCCGTGTATTTTGTCAAGAAATACATTAAAATTGTTTCTCTTGATGAGGGTCTTGTTCCATTTGATTTGTGGGATTTTCAGGAAGATATGATTCAGAAAATCCACGACAACCGATTCACTATCAGTAAATTCCCAAGACAGACAGGTAAAAGTACAACAGTTGTTGCATATCTTTTGCACTATGTTCTATTTAATCAGGATATGAGTGTGGCGATTCTTGCGAACAAACTATCAACTGCAAGAGAACTGCTACACAGATTGCAACTTGCATATGAATATCTTCCGAAATGGTTGCAACAAGGGATTGTAGAATGGAACAAGGGTTCAATTGAATTGGAGAACGGTTCAAAGATTGTTGCATCTTCTACATCATCCAGTGCTATCCGTGGTGGAAGTTTTAATGCAATTTTACTTGATGAATTTGCATATGTTCCTGCTAATGTCGCAGAAGAATTCTTTAGTTCGGTGTATCCCACAATTGCATCGGGTAAATCTACCAAAGTGATTATGGTTTCAACTCCAAAAGGGTTGAATATGTTTTATAGATTTTGGACAGATGCAGTAGAAGGTAGAAATGAATATGTTCCCATCGAAGTTCATTGGAGTCAAGTTCCAGGCCGAGATGCTGAATGGAAACGTCAAACAATTGCAAACACTTCACCAGAGCAATTCGCCACTGAGTTCGACACAGACTTCATTGGTTCTGCTTCTACTCTGATATCTTCCCATAAACTCAAGTGTCTTGCATACAAAACTCCAATCATCAAGAACGATGAAGGTTTATGTATCTATGAGAAACCCAACAAAGACAACACATACTGTATATGTGTGGATACAGCAAGGGGAATGGGAAAAGATTACAGTGCATTCGTAATTGTTGATATGACGGTGATGCCATATAAAATTGTAGCAACATACAGAAACAATACAATTGCACCGATGGTATATCCAAATGTTATCAGTGCATTAGGAAAGCAATACAATGATGCATATACTCTCATAGAAATCAATGATATCGGTGGTCAGGTAGCCGATATTCTTTATGCTGATTTAGAATATGACAATTTATTAATGTGTTCATCTAAACCAAAAAAGGGTCAAATATTGAATGGTGGATTTGGTTCGGGTGGAACTCAACTTGGTGTTCGTACCACAGTTGCTACAAAGAGAATTGGATGCTCTGTTCTCAAGGGACTCATAGAGGAAGATAAACTCATTGTAGAGGACTTTAACACCGTAAACGAGTTGACATCCTTTGTTGCTAAAAGACAATCATACGAAGCAGACGATGGACACAATGATGACCTAGCAATGTGTTTGGTAATGTTTGGGTGGATGACTACTCAACCATATTTCTCTGATATGACAAATATGAATATCAGAGAAGACTTGTATGGGGACAAAATAAAACAAATGGAAGAAGAAATTTCGCCATTCGGTTTTGTGGATGATGGACAGAAACCAGAATATGAAGTAGATAGTGATGGAACAGTGTGGTTTAATTCTGATAGTGATGATTGGACTGTTAGTTGGTAGTTTCATCCTCAAAAACACGATTTGTATAAATACACTAACAATAAGAAAAAATAGATTAGCAATCCGTGCTATTCAATTATAAAGTATAAATAACGGTATATAAATAGGAGATACCCATTATGGCATTTCAAATAAGCCCTGGCGTAGAAGTCAAAGAAAAAGACTTGACCACAATTGTTCCCGCAGTTTCAACCACAATTGCTGGCTTTGCGGGACATTTTGTTTGGGGACCAGTTGGTCAACGAGTCACTATCGATAGTGAAAATAACCTTAAAGCATTATTCGGTGAACCAACTGATACCAATTATGAAGATTGGTTCACTGCCGCAAACTATCTTGGTTATGGTAACAACCTTCAAGTTGTCCGAGTAACTGATGATGGTACTACTGCACAAAACGCAGGAGTTTCTGGTAGCAGTGGTAGTTTTGTTAAAAATGATGACCACTACTACAAAGGAATCGCAGGAACTGGTGATGAATGGATTGCTCGATATCCCGGCACAAAAGGAAACTCACTTCAAGTCGTATGGCACGATGGTGGTGTTTCTGGTGGTGTGTGTGGTGATAATTATAAGGATTGGTCATACGAAGGAAACTTTGCAACCAATATGCCCTATACTTCACAATGGATGGAAGACCTAACAGGTTCAACCACTGGTTATGATGGTGTAAATATTGCAGTCATCGATGAAGATGGTGAATTCACTGGTACTAAAGGTACAGTTCTTGAAACATTTAATGCTGTTTCAAAAGCATCAAATGCAAAGAAATATAACGGTGAGTCAAATTATTATGTAGACGTAATAAACACCTCATCCAAATATATTTGGTGGGGTGAACACGGTGCTACAGGTGCAAGTGCAAATCAAGTATCTGGTGGTTCTTTGGATTGGGGTGACGCAGTAACAATATCATCTGGTGCTTTCAGCACTCTTAATGATGGTTCAACAACCAGTGATGGTTATTCTTCATCTCTTACTGGTGGTGCAGGAGAAAATAGTGGTACAGTTTCAACAGGTGCATCAGCAGGATATGGATTATTCTCAGACCCAGAAACAGTAGATATGAGTTTGATTCTCGGTGGACAAGCAGGAAACACTCTTGCAGGTGAATTAATAGACCTTTGCGATTCACGAAAAGACTGTGTAGTATTCATCTCCCCAGAACGAACAGATGTCCTCACAGCAAATGATACTGGAAAAGAAGAATCGTCAGCCGAAACAGAAGTTCTCGATTATCGAAATTCTGTATTGAACAAATCAAGTTCATACGCATTCCTCGACTCAGGTTGGAAGTATATGTATGACCGATACAACGACAAGTACCGATGGGTGCCGCTAAATGGTGACATTGCGGGTCTTGCTGTTCGTTCAGACCAACAAACAGAAACTTGGTTCTCTCCTGCGGGATTCAACCGTGGTCAGATTCGTGGTGTTGTAAAACTTTCGTGGAATCCACGAAAAGCACATCGTGACAATCTTTATAAAGACCAAGTAAACCCAGTTGTTTCCTTCCCAGGCGAAGGTACAGTCCTTTGGGGTGATAAAACGCTTCAAGCGAAACCAAGTGCATTCGACCGATTGAATGTTCGTAGGTTATTCATTGTTCTTGAAAAAGCAATCGCAACAGCCGCTAAGTATCAACTCTTTGAACAGAATGATGCATTCACTCGTACTCACTTCAAGAGTATGATTGAACCATTCCTTCGTGATGTTCAATCACGAAGAGGTATCATCGACTTCAAAGTTGTATGTGATGAAAGTAACAACACTGGTGAAGTTGTAGACCGCAATGAATTCGTTGCAGATATCTACATCAAACCAACTCGTTCGATTAACTTCATCACGCTGAATTTCATTGCAACACGAACGGGCGTTGACTTCAGTGAAGTTGGTGCGTAATCTATAGCATATAAATAAAATATAAAGACAAAACTTTTAGGAGAAATAATAGATGAACATCAATAACTTTAAATCAGCACTCTCAAAGGGCGGGGTACGACCCCATCTCTTTAGGGTGCAAGGTATGATTGGTACAACCAATCTTGCATCAAAGGTTGGTTTCTTGTGTAAAGCAGCCTCATTACCTGCAACTTCAATTGCACCAATTGAAGTTCCTTTTCGTGGTCGTAAAATTAAGTTGCCGGGTGAACGAGAGTTTGCAGAATGGTCACTAACCTTCCTTTCGGATGGTGATTTTGAATTACGAAACGCATTTGAAAAATGGATGGACGAACTAAATCACACTGTTGCAAACACTGCATCAAGTGACCACAACTTGAGTGGCCCTCTTTTTCCAGATTGGAGAATTGACCAACTTGACCGTCAAGGTGATGCAATCAAGTCATATAAATTCTTCCATTGCTGGCCTTCAGAAGTCGGTGCAGTAGATGTTTCCACAGATTCGTCTGACCTTGTGGAATTCACAGTGTCACTACAATATACTTATTTTACTACACAAGATACTGATGAAAAATCAGGTCTTGGAATCGCATCAGCGCCAGGTAATTAATATATTTTGAACTTTTTATTATGTAAAGGACTTATCGTATGCCAATAGAATTTTTCGGATTTAGTATAGGAAAGAAAAAGTCTGCACAGTCGAATATCACAGGGAAGAAATCTAAAACTCCCGAAACATTTGTAAAACCTACAATCGAAGATGGTTCAACAATTGTTGATAACACGGCTGGTGTGGGTGGTTTCTTTGGCTCATATATTGATTTCGACCGTGAAGTAAAGTCCGAGATAGAGTTTATCAATAGATATCGAGAGATGGCACTGCATCCAGAAGTGGAGAGTGCTATTGAAGATATTTGCAATGAAGCAATCGTTTATGATGACCTTAAAAACTCTGTTGAGTTAAATCTTGATAGGGTTGATTCTTTATCTGATAATATTAAAAACAAGATACAGGATGAGTTTTCTGCTGTATATAACCTATTCAACTTTGAAAGAAAAGGTTATGAAATTTTTAGACGATGGTACATTGATGGAAAACTTCATTATCATATGGTAGTAGATTCCAAAGCACCAAAAAAGGGTGTTCAGGAACTTGCATATATTGACCCGACACAAATTAAAAAGGTAGTCGAAGTCAATAAGAAAGCAAAAGATGGTATTGATGTTGTCGATAGCAAAGAAGAATTTTACATCTATCGTGATAAACCCAATGCAAATACTGGTGTACGAATTGCTGATGAAGCCGTATGCTATGTTACATCTGGATTGTATGATGCATCGAGTAAGAAGATTATTAGTTATCTCCACAAAGCAATCAAACCACTCAACCAGTTGCGTATGATTGAAGATGCTGTTGTTATTTACAGAATATCAAGGGCGCCCGAAAGACGAATATTTTATATTGATGTTGGTTCATTACCCAAAACTAAAGCAGAGCAATATGTAAACACCATTATGAACAAATATAGAAACAAATTGGTATATAATGCCGATGATGGTTCGATTCGTGATGATAAGAAGCATATGTCTATGTTAGAGGATTATTGGTTACCACGAAGAGAGGGTGGTAAGGGTACAGAAATTTCTACCCTTGATGGTGGACAAAATCTCGGAGAGATGGAAGATGTCGAATATTTTCAAAAACGACTATTTCAAGCATTAAGTATCCCACGAACACGGTTTGAAATGGATTCTGGATTCTCTGTGGGTCGTACATCAGAAATCAATCGTGATGAAGTGAAGTTTATGCGATTCATCGAACGACTGAGAAATAAATTTAATGATTTATTCATTACGGTTCTTAGAACACAGTGTCTGCTAAAGGGTATTATGACAGAGGACGAATGGAACAAAATCGAACAAAACATTAAGTTTGATTATGCAAAAGACAATCACTTCGCAGAACTCAAAGAGTATGAGATTATTGGTGAACGAATGACTATTCTTCGTGATGTAGACGAATATGTTGGTAAGTATTTCTCAACAGAATGGGTAAGGAAACATATCCTACGACAAGACGATGAAGATATCAAAAAGATAGATAAAGAAGTAGCACAAGAACGAGAAGCAGGTATTATTACCGATGATGGAATGTAACCACAATGACTAACTATTCAAAAGACATCATAGAAGATATCTTCCACAAAGAAAGCAAAGAAGATATTAAAGACAAAATCGAATCGATTCTCAACGATAAGGTGGGAATTCGCATTGCACAAGAAGGTGTCAATGTTGCACGAAATTCTATGTCATTGTCTGAAGAAGAAGAAGCAGTAGATAAAGCCGATATACAAGGAACTCTTGATGATATTGGACTAGACCCCGTAATGGATAGAGAATATTTTCTGAAATCCTTTGAGGTTGGAGATGCTTTGGTTACAATCAAAACAATCGGTGTAGGTAAAAATAAACCCGTATCTGTTTATATCGACAATGTTCGATGGGAGTTCTTTGCCGGACCGGGCATAGCAGAAAAAGAAGTGAAAAGTTTCATAGATTCACCCTACTACGAAAAGTGGTTGGAAGCAATTGGTGCAAATAATGCTACCGAAGAAAAAGAAGAACCAGAACCAACAGAAGAATCAGAACCAACAAAAGAAGATGATACAGAAGATAATAAAAAAGAAGAAACTCCCACTACCAATGAGAGTGTTATTTCTAAGTTAAAAAATGTTACCGATAATGTTGAATTTGTGTTTGAAAATGAACAATCAAAAATTATTATTGATGAAGAGCAAGCAAATACAATAGTGGCGGTATACGAATCACTAAATACTAATAATAAGGACAGTTTTAGAGAAATGCTCAATAGTAGTCGAGCAGATTTTATCAAGATTCTAAACTTTTCTTTTGAACAATCAGCAAAAACAGGAGATTCCAACGATGAATCACGATAACGCTAGAGAAATCATAGACGACATTATTGATACAAACCTATATGATGCAAAAGATAAACTTGTATCTACCTTATATGCAAAAGCAGGTGAACAACTAGAAGCATATAGAGAAGATAAGAGTTCTGATATTATTGATAATGTGTCCGAAATTGCAGAGGAATTGAGCAAAGAACAAAAAGCATATAAATCTTTCTTTACCAAAATGCTCAAGAAATGGGATGTAGAATCACCAGATGATATTCCAGACGACAAGAAAGATGAATTCTTTGATGCAGTTAAGAAAGGTTGGAAAAACCACAAGGACAATGATTCTGAAGGAGAAGGAGAGTAATGAAATTAATCACCGAAACTAACCTTGATGGTATCAATATGATTGCAGAAGCCAAAGATGATGGTAGCAAAGACTACTACATTGAAGGTATTTTTATGCAATCTGAAACCAAAAACAAGAATGGTCGAGTATATCCAAAAGATATTCTAATGAATGAAGTTAGCCGATATGCAAATGAGTATGTTGGAAACAAACGAGCATTAGGTGAACTCGGTCACCCAGAAGGACCAACAGTAAACCTAGAACGAGTATCACACCTTATCACAGAACTTCGTCAAGAAGGAAATGATATTCTAGGCAAAGCAAAAATTATGGACACCCCTTATGGTAAGATTGTAAAGAACCTTATCGATGAAGGTGCTAAAATCGGTGTTTCTAGTCGTGGTATGGGTTCATTGAAGAAAAATAAAAATGGTATTAACGAAGTCCAAAATGACTTTATGCTTTCAGCCGTTGATATTGTTGCTGACCCATCTGCACCTAGTGCTTTCGTAAACGGTATTATGGAAGGTAAAGAGTGGATTTGGGATAATGGTATTATCAAATCCCAAGATGTTAAAAGTTACGAAACCCTAATCAATTCTGCTTCGTCTAAAGCAGACCTAGAGGAAAAAGCCCTCTATGCATTCGTTGATTTTTTGTCAAAATTGTAGATTGTATATATAATAAGAAATACAAGGTGTGCCGTTGAGGTACTAAAAGAAAATATAACAGGAGTATTAAAAATGTCCGAAAAACTAGACCCAGTTCAAACTGCCCAAGAAATTTTTGAAGGCAAAACGAACAAAGAAGAAAAAGAAGTTTCAGAAGGCCTTCGTGATGCATTGAAAGATGCAGTTAAAGAGGGTCTTGATGAATTTGATTTTGAAGGTAAAACCTACAAAGTAGAAGACTTCAATGAATCAGAGGTTGAAGGTACTGGTGGAGAAGGTGTACCTGCCGCTGATGCAGGTGAAGAAAAAACACCCAAAGAAACGAAGAAAGATAAAATGAGTTCATCCTCTGCATCCGCAAAAGCAGAATCAGTAGAACTTGATTTTGAAAATATTGAAATCGTTGCAGAAGAATCCGATGATTCAGATATGACTGCATTGTTTTCTGGTGAAGAACTTTCTGAAGAATTCAAAACCAAAGCAACAACTATATTTGAAGCAGCCGTATCAGCACGAGTTAAAGATATTGCTGAAACTCTTGAAGAACAAGCAAATGCTCAAGTTTCTGAATTGGTTGAAGCACAAAAAGCAGAACTCACAGAATCACTTGATGATTATCTAAACTATGTTGTTTCAGAATGGGTTTCTGAAAATGAACTCGCTGTTGAGCGTGGTTTGAAGTCCGAAATCACTGAAAGTTTTATGGGTGGATTAAAGAATCTCTTTGAGTCACATTTCATTGATATGCCAGAAGACAAGTATGACCTTGTTTCTGAACTCGAAGCAAAGATAGAATCACTTGAAGATTCAATCAATGAAGAAATGCAAAAGAATATAGAATTATCAAGCAACCTATCAGAAGCAAAAGCAGAAGATATTCTTTTTGAATTGTCTGAAGGTCTTGTAGATACTCAAGTTGAAAAGTTCGCAAAACTCGCAGAAGGTCTTGAGTATGATACACTTGACCAATACCGTGAGAAACTTTCACTGCTCAAGGAATCATATTTTGGTCTATCATCAACATCAATGAATGTCATCAGTGAAGATGAAGTTGAAATTGAAGATACAACAGAAGATGTAATCAATGACCCACAAATGAATCGATATTCACAATATCTTTCAAAGCAAAGTAAACATAATAACTATTGAAGTAGATAGTTTTATAAATAACTCATAACAAAAATGCTAACGCCGTTGTTAGTATAATAATAAATCCATTAAGGAGTAAGAAAAATGGAAACTAATGATATTACACAAGTTGCAGAGCAACTTAAAGAAAAATGGAATCCTGTGTTAGAACACACAGATGTTCCTTCTATTGATGATAATTATCGTAAGAATGTAACTGCAATCCTCTTGGAAAACCAAGAGCAAGCAATGCTTTCTGAAGGTCAACCGAACAACGTCATTGGTGGTTCATCCATCAATGGTGGTGCAGGTTCTGTTGCTACTTGGGACCCTGTATTGATTTCACTTGTACGCCGTGCAATGCCTAATCTAATGGCATACGACATCGCAGGTGTTCAACCAATGACTGGTCCTACTGGTCTTATCTTTGCTCTTAAAGCAAAATATGCTACACAAGGTGGTACAGAAGCACTTCACAACCAAGCACTAACTCATTTTTCTGGTAGTACAGGTAATGCAGTAACTGCTGAAGATAATGACCCATTGAATGTTGCAGACAGTCAAGCCGCAGGTGCCGCAATTACAGAACTTGATGTATCACACGGTATGTCTACAGCAACTGCTGAAGGTTTGGGTAATGATTCTGGTCACTTCAACGAAATGGCATTCAGCATCGACCGAACATCCGTTGTTGCTAAATCTCGTGCATTGAAAGCAGAATACACAACTGAACTCGCTCAAGACCTCAAAGCAGTTCACGGTCTTGATGCAGAAACAGAACTTGCTAACATCCTCTCAACTGAAATCCTTGCGGAAATCAACCGAGAAGTTATCAAGACTATCTACAAAGGTGCTAAACTTGGTGCCCAGCAATCAGACCTCTACTATGCAGGTGGTACTACTTTCGGTAGTGTAACTGGTGGTGGTGGTATCTACGACCTTGACCAAGATGCTGACGGTCGTTGGAGTGCTGAGAAGTTCCGTGGACTTCTTTTCCAACTCGAACGAGAAGCAAACGAAATTGCTAAAGACACACGCCGAGGTAAAGGTAACATCGTTATCTGCTCCTCAGACGTTGCTTCAGCACTCGCAATGGGTGGATTCCTACAACTCTCTGGTGGAGATGCAGGAAACCTAGTCGTTGACGATACTGGTAACACTTTCGTTGGTACACTCGGTGGTGGTAAGATGAAAGTATATGTTGACCCATATGCAACTACTAACTACTGTTGCGTTGGATACAAAGGTACTTCACAGTACGATGCGGGTCTTTTCTACTGCCCATACGTTCCTCTACAAATGGTTCGTGCGGTTGGTGAAGATAGTTTCCAACCTAAGATTGGTTTCAAAACTCGTTACGGTATGGTAAACAACCCATTCGTATCAGTTGCTGACCCATCAAGCCAAAGTGCTAACCGTGTAAACCAATACTACAGAATCTTCCGTGTTGATAATCTTCACGGTGCAGGATAATCGTTAGTATAAGTTTCGATATTTGAAAAGGGTGTCCTTCGGGACACCCTTTTTCTTTTGTATAAATAATATAGAATAGGAGATTTATACTATGTCAACAGGTATTACAGGTTCAGATTTGCCGGGCGTTCCATCGACCCTAGAAACAAGTCCAGATAATAGACAGCCCACAAACACAAACCAAGTTGGTTCAACTAATTTTAGGTTCTTTTTGCACAGAGCCCCAGCAGTAACTTATTTTTGTCAAGCAGTTACTTTGCCTGGCGTAGATGTGGAAGCACTAGAACAGGAAACTTTCTTTTCATCAGCAAAACATCCCGGCTTCAAACCAAACTTTAGCGACTTCACTGTCAAGTTTCTTATTGATGAGGATTTGCAAAACTGGCGAGAAATATATGATTGGATGAGGAGTTATGGTGGTTTTGAAAACTTTGATGGATATGTCGTACCAGAAGTAGACCATTTTTCCGATGCTACCCTTATGATTACCACAAGTGGAATGAACGCCAATATTGAAGTAACATTCAAAAGTTGTTTTCCTACATCATTAGGGAGCATTGAGTTTGATTCCAGTGTTGACGATATCGAAGCACTTACTACTGATATCACTTTCGCCTTTGATAGTTACACAATAAACAAACTATAAAATCTTTTGACTTCTGCTGAAATGGCAGTATAATATACACTATGAAACTAACTGATATACGAAAAATGGCAGAACAAGATGCGGTGATTGATGAAACAGAACTCGGAAGCGAGTCAATTAAAATCCCACAACTTCACAACAAATATTTGGTGCTGATGCAGGATGAACAATTTGCATTACAGCAGATGAGAATCCAATTCTATCGTATGAAGCGATTGAAGTGGGAATACTATACAGGCAAAATGGACAAAGAAACTCTTGATGAATTGGGATGGCAACCATTTCAACTTAATGTTCTCAAAAAAGATTTAGATTTGTATTTTGATGCAGATGAAGATTTAATAGAACTCAAAGGTAAAATTGTTTATCAAGAATCTAAAATAGATTTCCTTGAAAATACACTCAAAACACTTAACAATAGAAATTGGGTAATCAGAAACGCTATCGAGTGGAATAAGTTTACTCAGGGTGGTTTGTGATATTGTGATAGTGGTGGAGAAAAAGAATTCGGTGTATATGAAAGTACACACAGAAGATAGAGGTATCGAGAAGGAACTTAATTCTTTTTTTACATTCACCGTTCCTGGCCACGAGTATATGCCCTCATATCGCAATCGAATGTGGGACGGGAAGATAAAATTATATAGTGTGCATAGCAAAGAACTCTATGTGGGGCTGTACGACCATTTGGCGAGGTTCTGTGCTGATAGAGGGTATCCCCTCTCTGGATACTCTCCAAAGTCCTCTAGGAGCGTAGATGATGCTCTAATCAAGAACTTCATTGACAATCATCTCAAACCTTCTGCAAATGGACAGAGAATCCACGCACGAGAGCATCAGATAGATGCGGTTCGACACTCAATAAACAACGACAGAACGCTCCTGCTCTCTCCTACGGGTTCAGGGAAGTCGCTAATGATATACTCTCTGATGAGATACTATAATGACATATTAGACGAATCTAAGAAGATTTTAATCATTGTTCCCACGACATCATTGGTATCGCAAATGTATAGTGATTTTGATGATTATTCTAGTAATGATGAAAATTGGAATGTTTCTCAGGAATGTCATACAGTAACGGCAGGAAAAGATAAATTAGACCCAAATAAGAAAGTTGTCATTTCAACTTGGCAATCTATTCATAAAATGGGAAAGAAATATTTTGATAATTTTGGTGCAGTGTTCGGTGATGAGTGTCACCTATTTAAGGCTAAATCTCTCACTTCCATTATGTCAAAACTAGAAGATTGTAAATATAGAATAGGTACAACAGGAACACTTGACGGAACACAATGTCACAAACTGGTCATTGAGGGACTTTTTGGTTCTGTATATAAAGTAACTACCACAAATGAACTTATCGAAAAGGATGTGTTATCGGATTTTGAAATTGATTGTATCGTGTTAAATCATTCAGAA